GTTGTAATGATAGACGGAGCACATCGAACAATCCTTGCTACAAGAGGAATAATAGTTGGTGAGCCGAAAATAGGCCCCCCCCCGCCGCCGCCAATAGGTGGGGACCCTTCATCGGACATAGTGACGCGAATATTCAATATGCTCAGTGCTCCGTTTGTGTTTGTGGGGGACCTAGTGCGCCATGTTACGGAAATGATAACCTTATTGACAACAACTACGGCAGGTATAACAACGCTATTCGGCAATTTTTTCCCAGTGCTCCCTCAAGAGGTAAAAACCATATTTACAGGGTCTGTTACAATTGGGATGCTCCTTTGGATTGTAAAGCGATGACAACAGAACAATTTATCGATATAACTAGAGTTATGTGGTCAGCAGTAGCGGGGATGTTGAACGTAACAATCTTTCAATTAAATGCAGGAAGTCCTGCGGAGATTCGTATAACTCCAATGATGTTGGCAATGGGTCTTGTAATGACAAAGGTTAGTTTAGCAGTATTCAGAGCCTTCGCAGGTCCGCCAATTCTAGAGCGGGGCGAAATATCCCGCCACGAAAGAGATAGAACGGAAGAACGACAGGCCGCAAAAAAAGGGCATAAAGATAATATAAAGGCCAATAGGAGGGGTAAAAAATGACCGAACACCAAGGGAGCATTGTTATCCAACTATTGCTAGGCATTGAGGCCACCCTCCAATCAATAAGCCAATTAGTCCAAAATGTGCAAGAAGCGGCCTTGATGTATCAAGGGGCCATAATGGCGGCGGGCCTCGTTGCCCTCGGTGTATACTTCCATGGGAGGTTTCACGCATGGCTGGATTAATGGCGCAAATTGGAACAGTAACAGGTATAGACGGAGCCAGTCCAATGGCTTTCGTTAATGCCGCGGTCCTTATTCTCATACTAATACTCGCCTATGAAGTGCTTATGCGCTTTATAGCCTTGGCTTTGGGCCGCCATGCTTAATCTAATAGTAGAGGGCATTGCGCAAATTGTGGCTATCCCGCAAATATGGCAGTATACTGCGATATTATGCGTGTTTAGTATAATAACGAATCTGACGAAAGGAGGACCCCACAAATGACACCAAACCCCATCGCAGGTTTTCTTGCCGACCTGACCCTACTCACAACTACAGTCACAACTGCCGCAGTAGACTTTGGTCAGGTACTACTCGCCCCGCCTTTTTCTATCTTCGTCGGTCTTGCAGTGCTCGGCATTGCCTTCTCATGGTTCCGCGGTTTTATCGGCTCTAGAGGCTAGTAATCACGCAAAAAGAGGGGTACAAATGTACCCCTCTTTGCGTTAGGAGGCGCGTCAATGATAGCATACGTCATCATAGCGATAGTAGCGGCCCATGTGCTCGCAGGGCTAGCCAAGTCGGCAAGGCTACTAAATCGCCAATGGGCTAAAAAATACAAGGAAGAACAATATGAAATGCGGCGGTTACGCCAGAAAGTATGGCGGCTCGATGCCACGCCGTGGACGTGGCAAGCTATCGAGTGGCGACTAGCAATGCCAGTTCTTTGTGTTTTTCGAGTTGTTGGATGGGTCCTCCGCGACGCCTATATGCGGTTTTGGTCTATAGACCGTAAATTCCCGCATTACGGTATCCGCGTGTATGAGGGCCGTATGGGCGCAGGCAAAACCTCAGCCATGCAATTACAAGTACAAAAATGGCGGTATCAATACCCCAAAATAATAGTAGTCTCCAATTACAAATGCGCCTTCGCAGACTATGAAATGACTGGGTGGGAGGACTTTTTCCGCTATACCAACGGCGAACAAGGCGTAGTCTTCCTAATAGACGAAATTAGCAGTCTATGGGATAGTATGAGCTATAAGGAGTTTCCCCCTGAATTACTTCAAGAGATAGTCCAACAAAGAAAAGACCGCAAAATCGTCCTTGCTTCGGCCCAACACTTTATGCGCATAGTCAAGCCCATCCGCGAACAGGCCTATGAGGTAGTGCGGTGTAGTACCCTACTAGGCCGTTTTTCCATCCAAACTGCCTACGATGGCTACGAGTACGAAAAGTGGCATGACGCACAATTCGATCCCAAAACAAATCGCAGGGGAAGCATGACACGCCTCTGGCGGCAGTTCTTTATATTAACCGATGAAATATTCGCGTCCTATGATACCTACGAAAAAATCAAAATGATGGCCAAAGACGCATTAAAGAAGTCGAAAGAGCCAAAAACCAGCGGGTCTAGCGGGAGTGCCTGTTAAGCAGTGATGTTGCATAGCAAAGCGTAATAGTCCAAGCGGTCGCAAATATTTCGGTTGAAACGCCGAAGGCGCGGCCGCTTGGTGTTTCCAAAAAAAAACAAATAAAAACTTTGCAAAAAGATATAGACGTATATCCGCAGAGGTGCTATACTATAGGTGAGGGGAAAACCCTCGAAAAAAAAGGAGGAAGAAGAAATGAAAAAAGCGTGGGAGAATGTCGAGAAAGATTTTAACCAAAAGCTTAGAAAAGCATTGAGAAAGGCAGATTATAAAGAGGTTGGTATTTTGGCAGATTATTTGGTGGAGGTCCAAAGATGGGCAGTCGAAGGATTGACCGAGAGGCAATTGGTGGCGCGAGAAGAAGAAATTAGCGGGTGGATAAATTCGATTAGTGAAAGAATGCAAACGTGTTCATCGGTAGAATGGGAACATTTATACGGTGTGCGTCGTGATTATAGCAAGAGTACATACCTTATCAGGGCGGCATTAATCGAGGTGAAATACGGCAAAATCGGCAATTAGTGAAGGCGAACAGTGAGGACCTGCGGGGTGAGAGGCCCGCCCAAAGGGGGAAAATGCAATGACTAAGCAAGAAAAGTTTTATGTAGTTCGAACCGCTTTTCACGGTGGCGGCATCGTATCGCGGCATCAGAGCCTTCAGGGAGCCACCCAGGCGATGCTCCGCTACAGAGGCAGTAACTGTGAGTGTACCTGTGCAGGAGTAGTATCGCAAAAAGCGTTCGAAGCCTTGCCGTCTCATGAGGATGTCTCCCAATATTGGGCGTTGTGCAAATAATGGGTATGAAAAAAATCACCCAAGTTGCCTACGCGCTCTATGATGGAGGTTGGAGGGCCGAGGACGCCGACCAGTTGCAGGAGGAGTATAATTTTTCGTCAGCCGACCTTGCCGATTTAGTGCTCCTCCTCGAACACCTTGCCGCAAAAAATCAGTAAAATATGCCGACAGTGAGGTCCCGCGGGGTGAGAGGCCCGCGAAAATGTTTCACGTGAAACAAAGGGAGGAATTACCATGGGAGGAATTACCATGACAAAGATGTTAATCAGTGTGTCGCAAGACTTAGCC